CTCTTATTGTTCTGCATTTTACTGATCACATGCTGTCTGGTAATGAATCTCTTCTTCATCATTCCTTCGGAAAAGGCATAAAAATGCTCTAGGAATTTCGGAGGCAGTATGTGCGCCATACCTATTATGAAATGAATATATTTTTGAAACACACTATGTGGTGCCCAACGGCGACAGTCTAGAACCCAACGAATTATGTGTTTAACCCATTTGCTAGGTTTCCTCTCGTAGAAATCAGTGTGTATCTTGCCATGTCTCTGACCTGAGGGCACTGATATGAACTCATTAGGCACCTTTTTGCAGATGTAAGAGAAGAATTTCTCAATAGGATATTGCAAACTCTTTGTATTCAGATCCATACAGAAGATTTCACGGGAACCTCCTCGTTGAATTTTATGAACAATATGAAATACAAGATCGTTATAATCTGCATCGGGAGAAATTATTGGTGTTCTATCCGATTGTATTGCCATTGCAGCTCCATTACTGCTGAGATCCAAATAATCCTCAATTCTCTTAGTAATATCTTCATCATCAAGAAGATCATTTATTTTACTATAGACTATATCATAACCCTTTCGATTAAAAAAATTCCCTGAGTTGTAGCCCCTCAAACCATTTGAATTAGCAATCACGTCAAGATCTGAATTGGAGATTTGATCCCACTTGTTGTTCAATTCTGATATTGTTAGATTGGGAGACAGATATGATGCCATATAATGACCCAAGTACTGACAGTAAACAGGATCATATTTGAAATCATCTTCATAAACATTCTCATTGAAATTCATAACATCACATCTCAATGAAAAGTCATTCATTCCTACAACATCAGAGTGTACCTCACTGAAACTTCTTTTGTCCTCCAATATTTCCCAGAGATTGGATACTTGCTCAATAGAACTATTTACAGGGGCTTTAGTCATCATATATGTGCTGTAAATAAACAATGTCAACAGATCAGGATTCAAAATTGGTTCTCCAAGCCAAAGATCAGTAATTTTAAGCTGATCAAGAAGTTGATTAAAATTCCTGGATCTATTATCTCTCAATTTCATGATACTGTGTGAAAACTGATAAAAGTGGTCTGAGATTCTGTGCCTGAGCCAGCCGTCAAGATAGGTATGATTAATATCAGCAAAGATTTTCATAATTCCAGTGAGATTAGCATATCTTCCTAGAGGATTTACAATAAGATATCTGGTGTTGTGAAGGAATTCCTCAGTTTTCCTCCTGTTGTGAAACATTAATATTGTTGGAAGCACGGCAAGCTTTGGAATAGGCAATTGTAGAGTATGATCAATTCTTGAAGAAATGGAAAAGATCTGATTGAAGCATCTACTGGGAGCAAACATATAATCAAAAAGAATGTCCTGGTGCACTTGAGACCATGGTGTGATGACATAAGTTTTATCCTCGTAATTCAAGATTTCAAATGAATCATTTTCGAGATATCCTGAATATTGTAAATCCAAAGTTGATATGGGAAAAATAATTCGATATAGTCTAGATCTCTGATGTTTATATAGCTTAGGACCTCCACGACACATTACTAGAACATCACTCAATCCTAGATTATCAATTTTAACATAATCATTTCCGTAGGTCTTTAAACTTTCATTAAAAAGGAATTTGGACAAACGCTCGTAATAGAAACAATTCATCATGAGCATACTCTTGGATAGTTTCTGTTCATAAAACTCAGACCATCTAGTTTTGTACTCCTGTTTCATCTTTTCAAGGAAAGGAGAAGTTTCCACACCAGAATTATCAAACAGAGTTGGTAACTGTTGTTGCAAAAAATTGTTTTCAAGCAGTCTCTCACACAGTTTTGAAAAATATCTTGTTACGCTATCAGGATCTTTCAAGAGACCCAGTCCTGTACGGCCCTCTTTCCTATTATAATGTTGCATCTCATATTCAAAATCTTTTTGATTCGTTCCTGCTCTCATAGAAACTCTAACCAATCTATCTGACAACACACGTTTGCCTTTACCTAACAATAATTGATATTCTTGTCTAGAAGAGGATAGTTTACTTAGGTATGGTGTCAGAACCTGAACCTCTTCTTCGTTCATCTCATTTTGTTTTTTTATCGATTTACAAGTCAGAAGCATTTTTTTATAATAATCTGAATTAGCATTGTGATAATTTTCATAACTTTCTCGAAGATTTTGGTCCAATTCGTTTTTCATAGTCGTTGCAAAAAGACCTTTCTGTGCCTTTTGTAAGATAGTTTTAGTGTACTGACCTCGTCCGAATTTCCTGTACATTTCACATAACCTGACTTGAACTGACACAGGTTCATCATTAATGGGTACAGTAATGAGTCCAAACATGAATGTTGGTTTACTACGAACAGTATCAATGTTATTCAACCTAATAAACTCTTTTTTAAATATATTCACGCTTTCAGCTAACTCTTCACTATTGATCACGTTATTAACTAGAAGTTTTTTACTCTTACAATCCTTCAATTCTGAAAAGTCTGTAGAGCATAGCTTGTGAAAATAATCAGAAGGAAATGCCACAGGCTGTCTTTCTCCAATATCAAAAATCATAGAATCATCAAACAAATCAGGGTCTTCATAACCCGGTGTATTCTCAGGGATTGATTGCATGTATATAGAATCAAATGATGTGTTCTCAAGCCACGGTTTCAGATTCCATTTCCCCCTCCTCTTATCTATTGTGACTGGTATGGTGCCTCTGATCTGAGAAAGTTTGCAACTTTTACCAGATTTTTGAAATTTAATAGCTGCTATTAAAG